TGAGTATAAGTCATGGGAGCCAGATGCGTTTGTGGTAGAGAAGAAGTCAAACGGTGCTGCACTTTATCAAGAGTTCAGGCGTATGGGCATACCAGTAGGAGAGTTTACACCAAGTAAAGGACAGGATAAAATTAGTCGTGTGAACGCTGTATCTGATTTATTTAGTTCAGGTATAGTATGGGCACCCGATAGAAGATGGGCACATGAAGTGATAGAAGAATGTAACGATTTTCCTTCAGGTGCGAATGATGACCTAGTGGATGCGACAACGCTTGCCTTGATGAGATTCAGGCAGGGCGGATTTATTAGGTTGCCTAGTGACGAAGATGATGACATTCGAAGTCTAAGAAGGTACAATCAGAAACGTCTGTATGTTATTTAACAACGGAGATAATTATGTTATATCAATACGTTAAAAAAGCGGTAGATTTTGTAGTAAAAAAACATACTCAACACTGCCGTGAAATTAGCTATGTGTTATTAGCTTTATTAATTTTATGCATACTATTATAAGGGGATAAGTTATGGCTGATGTAGATAAGGGTTTGTATGAAGCTCCAAAAAGCATGGAAGAAATGGCTCAAGACGAGCCTGATTTAGAAATAGAAATTGTAGACCCAGAAGAAGTTAACATCAGTGTTGACGGTATGGAGATAAATATTGACCCAGACCGTATGGATGATGAAGAGTTTTCTGCAAACCTTGCAGAAGAGATGGATGATGATTTACTTGAAAAGTTAGCAGAAGACCTTATAGAAGATTATCAAGCAGACGTAACTTCAAGAAAAGATTGGCTTGATACTTATGTTGATGGACTAGAACTTCTAGGTCTTAAACTAGAAGACAGAAGTGAGCCATGGGAAGGAGCGTGTAATGTCTATCATCCACTACTAACAGAAACTCTTGTTAAGTTCCAAGCAGAAACTATGACCGAAACATTCCCAGCAAGTGGTCCAGTCAAAACTACTATTATTGGTAAAGAGACTGAAGAGTGTATGGACGCTGCTAATCGTGTCAGAGAGAACATGAATTATAAACTCACTGAGGAAATGACTGAGTATAGACCTGAGCATGAAAGAATGTTGTGGGGTTTAGGACTTGCAGGTAACGCATTCAAAAAAGTTTACTTTGACCCTAATTTAAACCGTCAGGTTTCTATGTATGTTCCAGCTGAAGACATTGTTGTACCCTATGGTGCATCTGATTTAGAGTCTGCTGAACGTGTTACTCATGTCATGCGTAAGACAGGTAATGAATTACGTAAGTTACAAGTTGGTGGGTTCTATAAAGATGTAGATTTAGGTGAACCAACTTATGACTTAGACGATGTAGAGAAGAAGATTGCTGAGAAGATGGGCTTTAGTGCAACTACGGATAGTCGCTTCAAGATACTAGAGATGCACGTTGACCTTGACTTAGAAGGTTATGAAGATACTGATAAAGATGGTGAGAAGACAGGAATCGCACTACCTTATGTAGTAACTATAGAGAAGAGCACAAATACAGTGCTTGCCATTAGAAGAAACTATGACCAAGATGACAATACTAAACAAAAACGCCAACATTTTGTGCATTATGGTTATGTACCAGGATTTGGCTTTTATCATTTTGGATTAATTCACTTAATTGGTGCATTTGCTAAATCTGGAACTATGATACTTAGACAGTTAGTAGATGCAGGTACACTATCTAATTTACCAGGTGGGTTTAAGTCTAGAGGACTTAGAATCAAAGGTGATGATACTCCTATCTCTCCAGCAGAGTTTAGAGATGTAGATGTGCCATCAGGTAGTATTAGAGATAATATATTACCACTCCCTTATAAAGAGCCAAGTCAAGTATTAAATTCACTTATGAATCAAATTATTGATGAGGGTAGAAGATTTGCAAGTGCTGCTGATTTAAAAGTATCTGATATGTCAGCTCAGTCACCTGTAGGTACAACTCTTGCTATCCTAGAAAGAACATTAAAAGTTATGTCTGCAGTTCAAGCTCGTATACATTATGCGATGAAACAAGAGTTTAAGTTAATTAAAAATATTATCAGAGACTCTACTCCACCAGATTATAAGTACACCCCTGACACAGGTTCTAGAATGGCAAAACGTGATGACTACAATAAAGTAGAAGTCATACCTGTCAGTGACCCAAATGCTGCAACCATGTCGCAAAAAGTGGTTCAGTATCAAGCAGTCATGCAGTTAGCACAACAGAATCCAGATATCTACGATATGGTAGAACTTAACCGTCAGATGTTAGATGTGCTTGGTGTTAAGAATGCAGAAAAACTAATACCACAGAAAGATAATATGAAACCTATGGACCCTGTTACAGAGAACATGAATATTATTAACAGTAAACCTGTGAAAGCATTTATTTATCAAGACCATGAGGCACATATTAAAACTCACTTAGCATTTATTAATGACCCTAAAGTTAGAGAACTTATAGGACAAAGTCCAAACGCTACTAAGGTGTTCGCAGCGATGGAAGCACATATCGCAGAACATATTGCCTTTGCATATAGGAACAAAATTGAAGAAGAGCTTGGAGCTCCTCTACCACCACCAGGTGAGCCATTACCTGAAGATGTGGAAGTTGAACTATCTAGACTTGTTGCTAAATCAGCTGACCAACTGCTACAGAAGAATACAGCTGAAGCTAAACAACAAGAGATTGCTAAACAACAGCAAGACCCATTAATACAGATGCAGCAACAAGAGCTTCAAATTAAACAAATGGAAGCTCAAGCAAAAGCTAAGAAGATGACTGATGATTCAGCTCTTGACCAAGCAAGATTACAGTTAGAGAAGATGAAGATTGAGTCACAAGAAAGAATCGCTGGTGCCAAGATTGGTGCTGACGCAGTCAACCAACAAAAAGAGTTGGATGCAAAAGAATTTATGGAAGGCACTAAGTTAGGTGCTGAAGCCGTAAAACAACAGAGAGAAGAAACGTAATTAAACGCAAAAGGAGAGAGAAATGGACGAAACGTTAAAGATTCTGGCCAAGCAGTTGGCTGAGGAAGAACAACGCATTAAAGATGACATGGCACAGGGTAGAGCCGAGGAATACGCACAGTATATGCATGCTTGCGGTATTGTCCGAGGTTTTCAAATTGCTCAAGGACTCATAGGTACGTTAATTCAAAACATACAGGAGGACGATGATGAGTAGTATACAGACCCCAAACAAAGAGATTATAACTCCAAACGGTACTCCAATACCTAGTGCAAAAGCTGGAGAGAACGAACAAAAACCCACACAACTACCTGAAGTAAAAGGCTATCGCATATTATGTGCTGTGCCAGAGGTCAAAGAGTCTTATGACAGTGGGATAATTAAATCTGATAAAACTAGAAATATTGAGGAACACTCAACGGTAGTTTTATTTGTACTGAAGTTAGGAGATATGGCTTATTTAGATGATGAGCGATTCCCTACAGGTCCTTGGTGTAAAGAAGGAGACTTTGTTATAACAAGGGCATATTCTGGAACTCGAATCAAGATACACGGAAAAGAGTTTCGCATTATTAATGACGACACAGTAGAAGCTGTAGTGGATGACCCACGAGGCTATGAACGTGCATAACATGGAGAGCAAAGATGGCAAAGACAAAAATAGTCAATGAAATCCCTGATGAGTTAGAGATGGAGGGAGAGGAAGTTGAGGTAAAGACTACAGAAGCCGAAAAAGCAGCTTCAGAGGAACAGACAGGTAATGTTGAGATTCCAAAAGAGGCAGCTAAAAAAGAGGCTGAACCTGTTCAAGAAGAGTTAGACTTTGATATTGAGATTGAAGATGACACTCCAAAAGCAGACAGAAATAGAGAGCCTTTACCTGAAAATGTAAAACAAGAGCTTGAAGATGATAATTTAGAAGAATATTCTGAAAGAGTAAAAAACAGAATGGCTCAACTAAAAAAAGCTTGGCATGACGAAAGACGTGCTAAAGAAGCTTCTGATAGACGAACACAAGAAGCTGAAAGAATAGCGGCACTTCAAATGCAAGAAAACAAAAAGCTCAAACAAACACTTTCAACAGGTGAGGAAGACTATCTTAAAACTCTTCAAGAGAAATACACAAGTGATTTAGCTATTGCTCAAAGAGAATATAGAGAAGCTTACGATATGGGTGATAGTGAAAAGTTAATGCAGGCTCAAACTAAAATGAATGATGCTCAACTTAAGTTAAGTCAAGCTCAAGATAGAAAGCCTCAGTTTGCTAAAGATACTTTACAAACTGAACAAAATGCGGTATCTTCAGAGCAAGAAACAGTAAAACCTAATGTTCCACAGCCAGATGCGAAAGCTCTTGCTTGGCAAGAGAAAAACAAATGGTTCGGACAGGACGAAGAAATGACTTCATTGGCGTTAGGACTGCATGAAAAATTAGTTAGAAGTGGGGTAGACCCATCGTCTGACCAATACTATCATCGTATAAATGAAACGATGCAAAAACGATTCCCTGAATATTTTGGGGAGACTGATTCGTTGGAAGAGGCTAAACCTGCCCAACGCAAACCTTCAACTGTAGTTGCTCCAGCAACAAGGTCAACTGGCCCTAAAAAGGTTAGATTGACAAAAACACAGTTAGCTTTAGCAAAGAAATTCAAGCTAACACCAGAGCAATATGCACGCGAACTAATTAAAACGGAGAATACAAATGGATAAAGCTAAAAGTCGTACAAGTAGAGAAGCGGTAAAACGTGAAGAAACTGATGTTCGAAAAAAAGTGTGGGAACCTCGTTCAACATTACCTGAAGTCAATCAAGAAGACGGATGGGCGTATCGTTGGATTAGAACCTCATTAGTTAATGAAGCTGATAACATGAATGTATCCTCTCGTATGCGTGAAGGCTGGGAGCCTGTGAAACATTCAGACCACCCAGAAGTAAATTTACCATCAAACCCTAACTCAAGATTCAAGGACGGTATTGAAGTTGGTGGTTTGTTACTATGTAAGATGCCACAAGAAATGGTAGACCAGAGAAATGAATACTACAGGGAAAAAGCCAGAGCTCAGGAACAGGCTGTAGATAACAACCTGATGAGACAGAATGACCCTAGAATGCCGTTATTCTCTGATAAAAAATCTACTGTGACTAGAGGCAAGAGATAATTTAAGGAGATGTTATTATGGCAAGTACAGCCGCACCTTACGGGTTCAGACCCGTCAATTTGATAGGTGGTCAGCCTTATGCTGGTTCAACCCGTCAAATTAAAGTAGCGTCTGGATATAACACAAACATTTTCAATGGGTCAATCGTTTCTATTGTAGCGGCAGGCACTATTGAAATAGTTACTACAAATGGCGACAACTCTACTGGTTTTCCAGCAGGAACAGTCGGTGTATTTGTAGGATGTACATATACAGACCCTAACACAGACCAGTTAACATTTAGACAATATTGGCCAGCTGGCACAGTGGCTTCAGATGCGAAAGCGTATGTTGTCGATGACCCTGATGTAGTGTTCCAAGTTCAAGCAGATGCTTCAGTTGCTCAAGCAGCGTTAGGTTCTAATGCTCACTTAGCAGCGGTTCAGTCTTCTTCTACTGGTTCTACCACAACAGGTAACTCAAACACAGCGTTAGATGCAACTGTTAACACTACTTCAGGATTTGCGTTCAGAATCGTTGATTTTGTTGATTCGCCAAGTTCTTCAGTAGGTGATTCGTTTACTGACGTGTTAGTTAAGTTCAACCCAGATAGCCACAGCTATCTAAATAAAACAGGTATTTAAGGAGAATAAATCATGGCAATTTCAAGAGCTCAATTATTAAAAGAGTTGCTTCCTGGCCTTAATGCTTTATTCGGAATGGAATACCAGCGTTATGGCGAAGAGCACGCAGAAATCTACGAAACTGAGACATCAGAACGTAGTTTCGAAGAAGAAACAAAACTATCTGGCTTTGGTCAGGCCCCTGTTAAACAAGAGGGTTCTGCTATCGCTTATGACAATGCTCAAGAAGCGTTCACAGCTAGATACAATCACGAAACCATAGCTTTAGGTTTCTCACTAACAGAAGAAGCTGTAGAGGATAACCTTTACGATACTTTATCTGCGAGATACACAAAAGCTTTAGCACGTTCAATGGCTAATACTAAACAAGTAAAAGCTGCGAACATTCTAAACAATGGTTTTTCTGATACAAACGGTGGTGATGGTAAAGCATTATTTGCTACAGACCATCCATTAGTATCAGGTGGTACAAACAACAATACACAGTCAGTTGCTGCTGACTTAAATGAATCTTCATTAGAAAATGCAGTTATTCAAATAGCTGGATGGACAGATGAAAGAGGATTATTAATTGCTGCTAAACCACGTAAATTAGTTATTCCACCAGATTTACAATTCGTTGCGACACGTTTATTAGATACTGAACAAAGAGTCGGTACTGCTGATAACGATATCAACGCGTTGAAAAACAACGGTGCGATACCAGAAGGATATACAATTAATCACTATCTAACAGATACTGATGCGTATTTCCTAACAACTGATGTACCAAATGGTATGAAATACTTTGTAAGAACACCATTAACTACATCTATGGACGGTGACTTCGACACAGGTAATGTAAGATACAAAGCCCGTGAAAGATATTCATTCGGTTTCTCCGACCCATTAGGAATGTGGGGCTCACAAGGTGCTTAATAGGCACACTTGAGAGTGTTCAGTTTTTCATAGTTCTGAACACTTACTCTGAAAACCCAGCTAATCTCTCGCTGGGTTTTCTTTTTGCTTTTAATTATTCTCAAAGTAGGTATAATTTACTTATCGGGAAACATAGAACTTATCTAACTGCCCCCGAACAGACGCATACACGATAGATAAGTTTTAACTTTGTATGGAGATATAAGATGGCTACATCAACTTTTTCGGGTCCAGTAATATCCAAAAATGGATTTATTAACACAGGACCAGCTAATGTCGTAGATGCTGACTCAAGCGTAGCTTTAACAGTCGCTACACACGCAGGCAAAATTGTACACAATGATGCTGCTGGAGCAGTAACTTACACATTACCAGCACTAAATGCAACAGCAGATGGAGCAAGTTCAGGACCAAGTTCTGATATTGACAACCTAAATAACATTGGTGCTACATTCACAATAGTAAACTCAATAACAAAAACTGGAGACTTGGTAGTTCAAGTTGCAAACGCAAATGACGTTATGACTGGTTCAGCAACAATCGTTGACACAGATACAAATGATAACATGGAAGGATTTGTAACAGCAGCTGCATCAGATACTATTACATTAAATGGAAGCACAACAGGTGGTGTAACACACGCTACAATCACATGTACAGCTATTAGTTCAACTAAATGGAGTGTTTCAGTT